ACCAGCTTTCTTAAATAATCTGTTTGGTTCGTAATCTGTACGTAGTACGTAATCGCCGTCATTTAATGAACTTGGGAAACTTGAACCTGTGTGTGCTATTGCAATACCATTTGGTGGTGTTGCGGATCCGGCATGTACGCCAACTTTATTACTAAATCCAAATGCATTGTTGGCTGAATCTTGACTTGAGTGTAATTTAATATCTTGTGTAACCCAATTATCTGTTGTTGACGAATACTTTTTAAATGAAACTTTTAAACCATTTTCAGTTTCAGTTCTCCACCAAATTTTACCATTAGTATTAGTTGTTGGTGCATTAGTTCCAATTGCAACATCTACTCCAAGTAATCCTGTTGTGGTTGAATCTGTTGCAATTTTTATCCAAGAACCATTTGCAACTTTTTTAAAATACGTTGCACCAACGTTTCTATCTGAAACGACTACAGCATAATCATTAGAAGGTACATATGATGATATTGGTGTTTTAGTACTGCCATCTATGTTTGCAGAGTCAACTATTGATACAGCTTGACTGTTCCACACAGTACCATTACCAACATATAATCCCCAGTTGGTATTTGCTGTGTCTAACCAATAGTCACCGTTTTTATAATTAGCAGTTGGTGCCGTTGAACTTACAAAGTAATCAAAAGTTTGCCAATTTGATTCTGTTGATTCATATAATTTAAATGATGCAACATTAGTTTGCCAATGTGCATATAAACTACCAGGAATAAATTGGTCAGCTTTGTTTACATATAGATGTGCAGTTTCGTATCCTTTTTTAGGAACTTCTGTTTGTGCTTGATTAATAATTGCATCACCTATATCAATTTCTGATTGATATGTAGAAATTAAATTTCGTAAATCATCTTTTTGTTCACCAGTACCAAGTATATCTGAAAACTCTGGACTGTCTACTAATGGAGTACATTTAACTCTCCAAATGTGTGGATACCAAGTTGGAGAATAGCCTTCGCTACCTCTTGCGGCATCTTCAATAACATAATATCTATTAATTGCTTGTGGTCCTTCTGGATAATAAGCCGCAACCTCTCCAGCGGCTGAACTTGATGTACCTGTAACAGTTTCACCAACAGTAAAGTCACCATCAGTAACCATTCTTAAAACTTTTGCATCGTGATTATAGTTTATTACAGTTGCAGTTGTACCACTTGTTGCTCCTGTAATAGTTTCACCTTTTCTAAATTTTTTTGCTGGCTTTGTAGTAAATTCTAAACGTGCCATATCTAACATTGTGTCATCACGTTGATGCGGTAATTCTAATACATCACCACTCATTAATTTTCTACCTAATATATTAATCATTTCATTTAAATGAAATGTCATATAGATAGTATCATTAGATAAAAATGCACCAAATTGTGTTAGATCAAAATCTGAATCTTGTACCTGATATACACCACGCATATCATAAACGTCAGCATCATACTTACGATCTCTGTTTTCTAAGAATAATAAATCTTGTATGTTGTTAGGACGTACCACAGAATTGTCAGGTTGTGTACTATCTGTGCTGTTTGCTTGAGCATGTGGACCAAGGTATTTGTGTATGAATACACCAGTGCCGCCAACATTAAAATGTTCGCGGATCACACGATCTATCATTTTGTAATCGTTACCTTTTTGTGGTTTCCATAAGCTCAGTCGTGGCATGTCAATATCCTTTTATATAACTATTTATTCAACTAAAGATTGACAAAACTAGTGAATTATGTATAATGATGTATATATAGCAGTATGGATGAGAAAAAATTGAAAAACGATAAATTGCTGGATATACCAGATTTCCTAAGGCGTTTAGACGAAAATCGTAGCGAAAATGCACCAGAAGTAGTTGAACAGCCTGTGGAAGAAAAAACAGTTGAAGAAAAACCAACTGAATTAGAGCCAGTTGAAGAAAAGCCAAAACGCCCTTCAATACAAGATCGTATGCGTAAAAGGTTGATGTATATTGTTGGCGATATAGATGATGCCTTTGAAAATGTATGGGCAAGAGATGAAGATCCAAAGAAATTTAAAGCATATCACTACTTTCTTAGTAATGATATTCCTGGTGCTTTTATGAAAATGCTTAAACAACAAGTAGATGTATATATTGATGAGCAAGTAAAAGGGCTAGAATATAGAGATATTAAACCAAAAGATCGTACAAATGAGCAACAAGATTACGTAGAAGGTTTTGAATCTTATTCTAAATCTCAAATGAAACAGCATATTGCTTGGTGGGAACGTGTATACAAAGATTGTGAATTATGGGAAGCAAATAAAAAGAAACAACGTAAGCCACGCAAGTACAAGCCACCTTCAAAAGAAAAACTAGCGGCCAAAGTCAAATATAAACCAGAATACCCTGATCTTAAGTTAGTGTCAGAACCTCCAATTAATTTGATAGGTTGTTCAGCAGTGGTTGTATATAATACTAAAAACAGAAAACTGGGTATATACGAAGCTACACACAAACATCATGGTTTATCATTAAAAGGAACAACCCTTTTAAATTACGCTACAGACGGTGCTTTACAGAAAACAGTACGTAAACCCCAAGAAGTGATGGAAAAGCTAAATACGGGGGGTTTACAAGCGATTAAGAACACCTTTAAAGCACTATCTACGACTGAAACTAAACTTAACGGACGTTTAAACAAAGAAACTGTACTAGTCCGTATTTTCCAATAAGGAAATAAATACAAGTATAGGATATTAAAATGGCCAAAGTAAAATCTAATAGAGACAAAATTATTGAAGATATGCGTAACCTACTCGGTGATGGTATGGTTGATGTTGAGCTTGACCCAAAACATTATAATCAAGGTTTGGATATGGCTTTTGATAGATTTAGACAAAGATCATCAAATGCTAATGAAGAAGCAACATTATTTTTACAAATGCAAAAAGACATAAATGAATACACATTACCAAATGAAGTTATTGAAGTACGTGAAACATTTAGACGTGCATTAGGATCAGATCAGCAATCAGGTATTGATGTTGACCCATTTGAAATTGCATACACTAACTTGTATTTTTTACAAGCAGGTAGAATTGGTGGTCTAACTACTTGGGAAGCATTTAGTCAATATCAAGAAACTGTTGGTAGATTGTTTGGTAACAAAATTAATTTTACTTGGGACACAGTAACTAAAAAATTAACAATTATTAGAAGACCAAGAAATGCAGAAACATTATTGTTACAAGTTTATATGAAACGTACAGATGAAACACTATTAGATGATCCATACGCAAAGTCATGGATAAGAGAATATGCACTTGCACAGTGTAAAATGATGTTGGGTGAAGCAAGATCAAAATTTGGCCAGTTGCCTGGTGCACAAGGTGGCGTTACACTAAATGGTGCTGATCTTAAAGCAGAAGCACAATCATCTATGGATAGATTAGAAGAAGAAATTAGAAACTACACAGACGGTGGTGATCCACTTGGTATAATAATTGGATAATTTCATTTGACAAGATTTGAATAATGTTATAATATAGTAACATGATTGAAGTTACTTTAGATATAGATAAAATTTCCAAAAGAGATGAATACATAGGACAATCAACAGGCACCAGTGTTGAAGGTGGTGCTTTGAATGCCAACTATAGAGAAGTTGATGCAGTAGCCAGAGTTGCAAACTATATGGGTATGCTTGGTTACAAATACGAAAAAGATTGGCATTGGGAAGATGCTGGCTGTGATGAATTAACTGTAAAAGTTGATAGTGAAGATATTGCAACACAATTAAAATTGAGGTGGTAAATTGATTATTGGATTAGTAGGCTGGATTGGCAGTGGTAAAAATACTGTCGCAGATATCCTAGCAACACAGCATAGTTTTAAAAGAGACTCATTTGCGGCACCATTAAAAGATGCTGTATCAAACATATTCAACTGGCCCAGAGATACACTCGAAGGTGATACTGATCGCAGTAGACATTTTAGAGAATGTGTTGACCCATATTGGGCAAACAAATTACAAATTAAAAATTTTACTCCAAGATTAGCATTACAATTAGTTGGTACAGAAATATTTAGAGAACATTTTCATCCTAAGATTTGGTTAGATAGTTTAGAACACAGATATATTGCTGGTGGTCGAAAACCAACAATTGTTACAGATTGTAGATTTAGAAACGAACTTGCATTTGTTAAGCAAATGGGAGGATTTACAATTAGAGTAAAACGTGGCGAAGATCCACATTGGACAGAACTAGCCAAACAAGCACAAGAAGGTGATGCATTTGCTGAACAGCAATTAAGTGATATTGGTATACATGCAAGTGAATGGGACCATACAGGGGTGCTAGTAGACTTTATAATTGAAAATAACGGTACATTAGAACAGTTGACTGATAAAGTTAGTAGTGTTGCTAAAGTATTATATAAAGTGTCAAAAGATAAAAAGACAACTCAAACATTTTAAATATCAGGCATTAAATCACCTTGGCGCCATTTAAATTCTTCCATAGTCATGATTCTTTGACAGTTAGCACATATAGTTTTTAAATTATTAATAGCACTATTACGTAAATCACCATCTATATGATACACATCTAACTGTGCATGATGTTTGGCTTTAAAGCCACACTTTTCACATATAGCTTTCTTTTTATAACCGTGTTGTTGCCATGTAGCTGTAGAACTAACGCCTTTACCTTTGCTTAAACGTATGCATTTATCACACATTTTACGATAATAGGTTTTATCACCTTTTTTATAATTAAAGGCGCTTGGTCTTGACTTACATTTACTACATAATGGTCGATTGTCTGTCATATATGTATTTACTGCCCTTTTAAAGGGGAAAATATAGGTGCTTAAACCACCCTCTTTTACCCAACTTTAAATAAATAATGTATAATGGTAACAAGATAGTTGCCATACTTTATGAAGGAGAGATTACAATGCCAGATTTAGTTTCACCGGGTGTTTCAGTTACAGTAACTGATGAATCGTTTTACGCCGGCGCGGCACAAGGTACAGTACCATTATTTGTAGTAGCTTCAGCGACAGACAAAGCTGATCCAAGTACTACAAATTCAACAGCAATTGGTACAACTAGTGCTAACGTAGGTAAAGCGTATTTGATTGGTTCACAAAGAGAACTGTTATCAACATTCGGTACACCAAACTTTTATTCAGCTGGTTCAACAATGTTACCAGGTGATGAAAGAAATGAATACGGTTTATTAGCCGCATATTCATATTTAGGAATTTCAAATAGAGCATACGTAGTTCGTGCTGATGTAGATTTAGCTCAACTTACAGGCTCAACAAATGTTCCAGCGGGTACCCCAAACAACGGTACATATTGGTTAGATACACAAGCAACTGATTGGGGCGTGTATCAAGCAGATGGTACAAATTGGAGTAAAAAAACTCCAACAGTATTAACTGATGCACCAAACAACGCGGCAACATCAAACGTAAACAACGATACAGAAAGAACACCAAAATCATCATATGGTGCAAACGGTGACTTTGTTATTGTTGCTAACGGTTCAAATACAACAAACGGAATAGCAACTGCAAAACTTTGGGAAAAAGTTTCAGGTACATGGTACCAGTGTGGTGCAGATACATGGATTGCGGCCAAGTCAGGTACGCCAGCTGTATTCATACAGCCAGGTTCAGGTGCGGCACCAAGTGCGGCAGTGGCAGGTTCTGTTTGGGTTAAATCAACAGCAGTTGGCGGCGGTGCTAATGTAGTAGTAAAATACTTTTCAACAGGCACAAACACATGG